GTCCACCGTCCGCCGTGCCTCGTGCACGCCACGAACTGTACGCGCTGCGCCTCGTGCAGAAGCGCGTCCGCCGTCTGTCGTTCCGCATCCGCCGCCTTCGTTCCAGCGACGGCCCTCATCAACTTCACTCCGTCCATTATCGTCTTCTCCTCTGGAGCAGAAGCGCTCCGGTCGACGGACGACTAACGTTGACAACGTCGTTCGTCCGTCGGCGCAACGCTCCTCCTACGCCGTCGTCGGCGTCGTCGCCGCAATGCCGCCGTACACCTCCCCGACCTCCCGCTTCACGATCCGCCAATGTGCGTATCCTGTTGCCGTCGCATACCTCACGAAGTCGTCTGCGTCCTTGAAGCTCTCGCAGACGTACGCGACGAATCCGTCCTTCCGTGAAACGACGATCCAAACGTCTTTCATGTCCTCATCTCCTTCTGAACGTGATGACGGAGTCGACAACTCCGTCATCGTCCGCCGCTCAGCTGCCGCTCAGCCGTGCACGAGCTCCTGCAGCACGTCCGTCACGACGTCCTCGACGCTCTTCGTCGAATCGAGCTCGGCGAGCCGATCCCGTTCCTTCCGATTGACCTCGGCCTTCGTCCTCCACTGCTCGGTCTTCCACGCCTTCCGCGCGAGCCTCATGAGCTCGTCCGCGAATCCAGCGTCCAGCGCCTCATCCAGCGTCTCGTACGGAAACGGCGTCAGCTCCGCCTTGCTCATCGGCAGCGCCGCGAGCTTCTCCATGTGACGTTCCCGCCGAATCTGCAACGCCTGCGCATTCTGCAGCTTCAGACGATCTTCGTTCGTCAGCGTCGTATTCATGTCTATCTCCTCGACTGGAGCGTAATTGCTCCGCGAGAGGCAGGATCGACAATCCTGCCCTCCGCGCAACCGTCAGGCTCGGCCTGTCGCTTCCGCTCTTGCGAGTGCCCTTGCGAACGCCTTCTCCTGAGCTCTCGCGTGCGGCGTGCTCATCGTCGTCATCTTCCGCCAGTTCGTCGTTCGTACGTCCTGGCTTCGCTGTACGTCTTCGACAGTCGCGAACCACATCATCTTGTAACGCGCCGTTCTCATCTCGCCGATCTTGTATCTCTTCATCGCCGCTTCCTTTCGCAAGTCTGTTTTCGTCTTCGTCGAACGGTGCGCGAGGCGGTCTACGCAATATTACCGACTCGCCTCGCGCTGTCTGTACCTGTCTTCTTACTACATCCGATCAGCGGCGCAAAAGCCTTGATGTTTGGTTCTTCAAACATCGGATTGAAGATGTAGCGAACTTAAGTACTTTTCAGTTGTCAAAGAGCGTTTGTTTGTTACGCACTCGGCGTACGCTCTATATCCCCCGATCGAGGGCGGCAGACGCCTACGCCTTGCGGCCGCGCCTGGCGGCTACGCCTTCGGCGATGCGCCTGGTAGCTGCGCCCGTGCAGGCTGCGCTCTTGCAGGGATAGTCATAGGCTGCGTCCAGCGGCTGCGTCTAGCGACGTTCCCTTGGACTTCAACGTCAAGAGACAACGCTGCCCGTTGACGTTCCATGGCGACTATAGTATAATCAGAAGAGATGGGGAGGTCCACGCGATGACTGCGACTGCGTCGTCTGCGACCGTCGTTCGGATCGATGTGACGTCGTCTGCGACGGAGCTCCGCTCTGCCACGCGGGATCGGGCACTGCGTTCGCTGGACTTCTTCCTCTCGACGGTTCTTCGCCTGTCACTTTCCGAAGGTGCTGCTGCCGAGCTTCAACTGCTCGGGCCGAAGCGCCTTGCAGAACTGTCCGAGGGGCTTGCCCTGTGGGCCCGTCTTCGCGGAGCACGACCTCCAGCTGATCCCGCGAAGACCGATGCGATTCGCTGGATCTTTCCGGAGACCCGAGAATGAACAGGTCGACGTCTTCCGCAACACGAGGCTTCCAGGCGATCGGGGGCGCTCACCGGATCACGGACCCTACTGGTGAGCACCTGCGCGATCCGATCACCGGCAAGAGCCTCGGAGGACGGAAGCCCGGCTCGAAGAATCAGATCTCTTCTGAGGCTCGGCAGTTCGCACTCGACATCGTTCGGTCCCCCGAATACCGGGCCTCGCTTCTCACGCGGGTCAAAGCCGGCACGCTCGCTCCGAACATCGAAGCGATGCTCTGGGCGTATGCCTACGGGAAGCCGGCGGAACGGATCGTCATCGACCACAATCCGGCTGCCGAGCTCGCGGAGCTTCCTGTCGCGCAGCTTGCTGAACGTGCCGAGCTCATTGCGAAAGTGCTTCGTGAGGTCGGAGACATCAACGCTGCCGAGCTCGCGCTCCAAATGGTCGATGAGGCTGAGGCCGAACGTCGCGCAGCTCCTATCGACGTCACCCCGACGAAAGTCGAGGACGTTGCATGAGCAGCGAAGTCGAAGTCGAAGTCGAAGTCGACGTCCCCGACGCCGAAGTCATCGCTGCTCGTGAAGAGCTGATCCGGAAGCGCCTCGCCGAAATCCAAGAAACCGCGACCTACGACCTCGTAGCGATCCGCACCGAGCTGAAGCGCCGCCAGTGGCTGCAGAACGGCCCGCTCTGGGTCGAAGAGCGACTCGCTGAGTTCCTCTGGTCAGCTCAAAAGCGTGTCGTGCACGCAGTTGCGGCGAATCGAAAGACTCTTGTCCAGTCGTGTCATGACGTCGGTAAGTCCTACATCGCTGCTCGCATTGCAGCGTGGTGGATTGACTCGCATCTCCCTGGTGAAGCCTTTGTCGTGACGACTGCTCCGACAACGGCTCAGGTCAAGGCGATCCTCTGGCGGGAGATCGGCCGTGCTCATACCCGAGGCCGACTGAACGGGCGCGTGAATCAGACGGAATGGTATATTACGCCCGTTCCCGGCGGCCGCGAAGAACTCGTCGCCTTCGGCCGAAAGCCCGATGAGTACGACCCCGCTGCCTTTCAAGGGATCCACGCCCGTTTCGTCCTCGTGATCATCGACGAAGCGAACGGTGTGCGCGGCCCACTCCACGACGCTGCGGACAGTCTCATCGCGAATGACAACGGCAAGCTTCTCATGATCGGGAACCCGGACGACCCGACCGGTGAATTCTACGAAGCGTCGAAGCCTGGCTCCGGCGTTGAAGTCATCAAGATCAACGCCTTCGACAGTCCGAACTTCACCGGTGAAGAAACGCCGGACCGCGTCCGTGCGATGCTCATCGGCAAGGCCTACGTTGAGGAACGACGCAAGCGGTGGGCAAGCCGTTGGTTCTGGGTCGACGCGAACGGCACTCCTTCGACCATCGCCGCGGGAGTTCGCTGTGTCGCGCCTCCGGAAGACACGCTCGCGGACACCCATCCCTACTGGCAGTCGAAGATTCTCGGCGAGTTCCCGAAGACGGTTCAGGGCATCCACACACTCATTCCGCTCCCGTTGATCCGTGCAGCACAGGCCCGGGAGATCGTTCCGACAGAGCTCGATCCGTCAAAGCTCGGAGTTGACGTCGGTGGCGGCGGTGATAGCAGCACTCTCGCCCATGCCCACGGTGGGCGTGTTCGGGTCACTCACGAGAATCGAAACCCCGACACGATGGAGCTGACGGACCTCATCATCGAGCAGCTAGTGGCTACCGGCGCCACCTCCGCTCAGGTAGACGAGATTGGAATTGGACACGGAGTCGTCGATCGCGGCCGCCAGCTCGAAAAGCCGTTCATCGGCATCAATGTCGGCCGTGCCTCTCACGAGCCTGACCGCTTCTCGAATCTCCGTGCGCAGTTCTGGTGGTCCGTACGCACGCTTTTCGAGCTCGGGCAGATCGATATCGATCCCGACGACAAGGACCTCGAGGAAGAGCTTCTATCCCTCCGGTACAAGCCCGGCGACCGTGGCAAGATCACGATGGAGTCGAAGGACGATGCGCGGCGACGTGGGGTCAAGAGCCCGAATAGGGCCGATGCCCTCATGCTTGCGGTGTGCGATCCGTCAGGCGTCGTCGAACTCGACAGCACTGAAGTCGACGCCTTCGGAACCGCAAACACGACGCTTGTCCGTCCGTCGACATGGTCATTCATGAAGTAGCAGGGCCTACGGATATGTCGCCGATGCAGTCGCAGTCGCAGCCGTCTACACCGCTCCGTCGCCGCAGTCGTTGGGAGGTCGCCCTTCGCGTTCCCTTGACGGCATGGCACCTGTGGCGACTCGGACGACTTCCGCTTCGTCTCTGCATTCGCATTGCTGTGTCTTCGGTCTGACGCTGATGCCGAACGATACGAACGCGCCGCCGCTTGAATTCGGAATCTCTGGCGTTGCTCGCTACGGCGGGATCTCTCGTGTCTACGAGGAATTCCTTCAGGCGCTGCAGGGCCCGACGGGGATGAAGCTGTACCGCGAGCAGCTGGATAACTGTCCTATCACCGGTGCGTTTATGTTCGCCGTTCAGCATCTCTCGCGCGGAGCGACGTTTCACCTCGATCCGGCGAAGTCCGATTCGATCAACGGAGTCGGCGTCGACAAGCAGCAGGCCCTCGCAATTGCGGAGCGTGTCAAAGGCGCTCTCTTCGACGATCTTGACGTTACGTGGCCCGATCTCCTCTCCGATATTCTTTCATTCTTCGGCTATGGCTGGGCCGTTCACGAGCTCGTCTTCAAGCGGTGTCACGGCTTCGACTCGTCCATCGAATACACCTACTCAACAGAACCGCAGACTGGGCCGACGGGCCAGGGACCGGAGCCCCTGCCGTTCGCGCCGTCAAAGTTCAACGACGGTTGGCTAACGTTCCGTTCCATCGGACTCCGTGCTCAAGAGACCCTCTTCATGTGGGAGTGGGACGCCGCAAGCACCGCCATCGTCATGCAGCAGATGGCGCCTCCCGACTTCAAGGTCCGCCGTGTGCCGCTTGCAAAGTGTCTGCACTTCCGGACGATGCTCGCGAAGAACAATCCGGAGGGTCGGAGTCTTATCCGGAACGCAGTCCCGTCCTACCTCTACAAGAAGAACATTCAGGCGATCGAGGCGATCGGCATCGAGCGAGACCTTGCTGGTTACCCGGTCTTTAAAGTCGTCGCTCCCGACCCGGCTAAGGGCATTCAGCCCCCGGACATCTGGAACACGAACGATCCTAAAGCCGTTCTCCTCCTCCAGAAACTCCAGAGTCTCGTGCGAAGCGTTCGTCGCGACGAGCAAGAAGGCATGGTCCTTCCCTGGTGGGTCGACTTCAGTCTCGTCTCCGCAGGTGCGAGCAGTAGACGGTCAATCGACACGAATACCATCATCCAGCGCTACGAAAAGTCGATTGCCCTCAGCGTCCTCGCCGACTTCATCATGATCGGGCATGAGGCCGTCGGCTCTCGTGCACTCGCGGCGACAAAGTCTCAGCTCTTCACAGCGGCCCTAAACAGTCTTCTCGATAGTATCTGTGCCGTCTTCAACCGCTTCGCGATTCCGATGCTCCTTCGTCTAAACGGCGTTCCGAGCGTCCTCGCGCCGACCATGTCTCATTCTTCCGTCGAGAACCTCCCGCTTGACGTTCTCGGCACATTCATCGCACGCCTCGCGCAGGCGCAAGCTCCGCTCTTCCCGGATACGGACCTCCTCGAGGCACTTCTCGACGTCGCACATCTCCCGACATCCGGAGTCGTCGATATCGAAGCCCCGCTCTCTGAGGGACCTGAAAGTGGTGAGTCGCCGAGCGAGCCGAACCGTGGCTCCTCCCGCTATCAGCCCGCGCATCTCGCGTCAGAGCCGATGACGCGTCTCCCCCGGATGCGTCAACCTCAGAAGACCGGGGCCCCCCGTCTGACGAAAGAGCTGCGGCAGCGGCTCATGAAATGGCTCATCTCTCAAGAGGAGAAGGACGTATGACCTCGCACGGCCCGGGCATGATCGCGCTCAGCAGTGGAGACTGTGCTCGCTACGCAGCGTGCCGCGATTCAATCGAAGGTCTCCAACGGCCTCCGAGCACGATCCGCTACACCTCGCACGGCCTCTCCGTCGCTGAGAACTGGAATAAGGCAGCGGCCGTCTTCCTCTCGACGTCGACGCCTACCCTCGAGTGGATGTTCCTTGTGAACGATGATCATATCTACCCGCCGGATACCCTCCTGCGGCTCCTCGATCGAAACGTCGAGGTTGTGACCGGCCTCTACACGTTCCGTTCGCTGCCGTTCCGGCCGATTCTCTTCGACCGACTTCATGAAGATGGTCGGCATGTCCTCGGTCTCGAGCTTCCGAACACCCGACTCGACTCCGCCTCCGCTCTTATCCCGATTGTCGCCTGCGGCGACGGAGCGATGCTCGTTCGTCGCTCGGTCTTCGAGCGAGTCGAGCCTCCCTGGTGGTCCTACGGTCTCATCGACAGTGATCGAAGCGATCATGACCTCATATTCTGCGAGCGGCTCCGGAACGCGGGAATCACGATCCACGCCGACCTTTCCGTGCCTATCGGGCATGTCACTCCTCTCATGCTCATGCCCCTGCAGCGTCCGGACGGGGCGTGGATCGTGCAAATCGCTGACAAGCACATGAACGGAGTCGAGCTTCTCGTCGTTGCGCCTGACCCTCTCGCTGCGGAGGTCCTGCACTCATGAGCTCGAATCTGACGATCGAACAAGAGCTTGCACTCGGCGCACTGGAACTCCAGCAGAAGCTCGTCCGCGATGAGCTCGCGATCCTGCGCAAGACCCGTTCGCAGCGCGAGGTCGGATCGCTGAAGATTCCGGCTCATCTCGCAATGCCGGACATCGTACTCCTCCCAGGACAGTCGCGTGACCCCCGGGCCTGCAGCGGCTGTGGGCGAGGTCTTCGTCCTGACCTCGGTGAACGCGGACGCTTCTGCAACGCGTGTGCGTCGAATCCATCAACCGACATCGGCGTCGAGGAGCGGCATTCCGCCGCTCCGGTTCTCCCAGCGGAATAGGAACCGCCGTCGCATGTCCTTCGAAATCGTCAAGGTCGATCAGCTCCAAGGAGTCGTATACGGCTGGGGCAATGTCAGTGTCGACGAGACTGGTCTCGTCACCGATCGCCAAGATGATCAGTGGACGCCGGAAGACCTTGAACGGTCCGTCATCGACTTCATGGAAAACTCCCGTTCCGTCGGCGCGATGCATGAAGGTGAGGCTCAGGGCTGTGTCGTCGCGTCTCTCGTCACGACACCAGATATCGTCAAAGCGTTCTTCGGTGATGACGTCGTAGGAAAGGTCCCCGTCGGTTGGATCCTCGGAGTGAAGGTTAATCGTTCCCTCCTCTCCGACGTCATCGCGGGAAAGTATCGTGCGTTCAGCATCCAGGGCAACGCGGAGAGGACACCGGTAGATGGCTAATCGAATCCGGAACGTCAAGCTCGATCGGATCGACCTTGTCGACGCTCCTGCGAATCCCGGTGCACGTGTCCTCCTCGTGAAGCGTGACGTCGCGAAGCGGATCGAGCACCGCAACGGCAAGTGGATCGTGACGTCTTCCGACGGGTCGAAGATTCTCGGCACTCACGACTCGAAGGAGGACGCGATTCGCCAGCTCGTTGCAGTTGAAGAGAATCGGGACAAGCATGCGGATGCACCCGGCATTCCAGCCGTTCACGTAAACACACCGAGGCGAGACATGTCCTACTTCAGCAAGGCTCCGACGAAGACGGATCATGGCCGTTCGTATCCCGCCGCTGCGTATGCTTACGTGCCAGACCGAACAAAGCCGTCCTCCTGGAAGCTTCGCCTCTGGGAGACTCCTGAGAAGAAGGAAACTGCCGTTCAGGTCGGTCGTGCCGTCGCGGCTCTCGGAGCCGGCGGTTTCATGGGCAACCCCGTCGAACTTCCCGCGGCTGCACGGTCCGCGGCGAAAGCGAAAGTCCGTGCAGCCTGGCATCGGACGCATCCCGGCGCCAGTTCCGAAGACGTTCCAGCGGTGCTCCGGAAGAGCACAGGGAGTTATACAATGTCGACACTGCTCCAGAAGATGACCCGCCTCTTCAAGGAGGCGGCGGAAGAAGACTCGAAGGAGGCTCGGAAGCGACGGAAGGCGGCGGAGGCGCGTCGTCGCAAGGAAGCGGCGTCGGAATCCTTCCTGCCGGACGACGCGGACGCGGACGAGAACGAAGGCGACGAGAACGAAGGCGACGAGAACGAGCCCGGCTCTCCCGCACACGAATCCGCGGAGATGGGTCATATCAAGGCCCTCGAGGCACTCCACAGTCAGATGGGGAAGGATATCGACGGGTTCGGCGACACGTCGAAGCTTCCCGCGGATCACCCCGTTCACAAGCTTCGTGCAGCACATGAGGCTCTCGGCACGCACATCGCAGAACGCAAGGAAGCACTCGCCGAAGCTCGGAAGGAAGCGGAAGCTCGCCGCAAGGAAGCCGCTGACGGCGAAGACCTCGAGATGGAAGCCGCTGCCGACGAGATCCCCGAGGAGCACATGCGCAAGATGCAGGACTACATCACGAAGCGGGAAGAGCGCCTTACACAGCGAGTCGAGAAGGCGGAAGCCCGCGCTGCGAAGGCCGAGATCCTCGCCAAGGCGGAGCAGTCCGTTCGCGAGCTCGGCGAAGTGAAGACCGAGCTCCGGAAGTTCGACCACGTTCCGCTCGACATCGAGAAGGAGGCGGCAGACTTCAAGGCGCTCCGCGACGTGAGTCCGAAGGCGTATGCGACGCTCCTCGCGAAGCTCAGTGCCGCGAACGAAGTCGCGAAGACGGCACGCAAGCTCGAGAAGGATCTCGGATCCGGTCTCGATAACGCCACAGGCAAGGGCAGCGCGTGGGCCGAGATCGAACAGCTCGCATCGACGCTCCTCGCGAAGGGCGAGAAGGGCATCACGCACGCGAAGGCGGTCACCCGCGTCATGGAACAGCATCCAGAGCTCGTTCGCAAGTACTACGAGGAAGGCGACAAGCTGATTCAGGTTCAGTAGGCGCTAGGCGCTGAGCGCCAGACGCAGAAGAACAGGAGCACGAACACATGGCATTCGAAGGACAGCAACCAGTCAAACTGATTGGCGCGGTCACAGGCGCCGACCTCAGCTCGACCACCGCCGTTCAGTACTGTGCGTCGAAGTTCACGAACACGACTTCGAGCGGGCAGAGCGTCTGTGGCGCCACAACCGACGTTCCGTCCGGCGTCTTCCAGTCATACGCACCGACGAGCGCGACCGGTCAACCGATCGAAGTCACTGTCGTCGGCCAGACCAAGATGCAGACGGACGGAACCGTCCAGGTCGGGCAGCTCATCGGCACGAACGCGAGTGGACAGGCAACACCTGCTCTCTCCGGAATGTACGTCATGGGCCGCTGCGTCGCGAACGCGGTGAACGAACCGGCAACGGCAGGGTCGTTGATCACCGTCATCATCAACTGCGCGAACCCTCCGCTCAAGGCGTAGCGGGCGCGTCGTAGATAGCATTCACAAGGAGTAGCACAGTGCCTCAACCAACAATTGGGCAGGTACACGTCAACCGCCCGCTTACGAACATCTCCGTCGCGACCATTCAGGACCTGACGTACTTCGCCTGGACGAAGGGCGGAGTTCTCCCGTCGGACAAGAAGTCGGATCTCTACTTCACATATAACCAGAACGACTGGCTGCGTGACGAGGCCCAGCTTCGTGCCCCGGCTAGCGAGAGCGCTGGCGGCGGCTACAACGTCTCGACGACCCCGTACAACTGCCAGGTCTACGCCTTCCACAAGGACGTGGACGAGCAGATCCGATCGAACACCGACGACCCTCTCGACGGGAAGCGTGACGCGATCAAATTCACGACGCGCAAGCTTCTGATCCGGCAGGAGCGTCAGGGAGTCGCCGACTTCTTCTCTACGTCGCTGTGGACCGGTTCGACGACGGGTGGCGACATTACCCCGTCGCCGACCTGGGACCAGCCAACGTCGACGCCCATCGAAGACGTGCAAGCTCAGCAGGCTTCGATCCTTCAGAAGTGCGGATGGCTCCCGAACAGTCTTCGGCTCGGTTTCCAGGTCTACCAGAAGCTCGTGCGACACCCCGACGTGATCGACCTGATCAAGTACGGGGCGTCTACCCCCGGCAACCCTGCCGTCGCCAACGAAGAGTCCCTCGCGAAAATCTTCGGCGTCGACGAAGTCGTCGTCAGCAAGAGCGTCTACGCGACGAATCAGGAAGGGGCGACCGCCGCTTACGCCTTGACCGCTGGGAAGAATGCGTTGCTCGAGCACATCGCCGAGACTCCCGGTCTGTACACGATGTCGAGTCGGTACAGCTTCATGTGGAAGGGCGTGTCGTACGGTCTCGGCGAAACGATCGGAGCGTACGAGATTCCGATGCCGTGGCTCGGACTGACTACCGTCCGCTGCGAGGCACAGATCGCGTTCGCGAATCAGATCATCAACGCAAACGCCGCAGCGTTCTTCTCCGGAGCGGTGACGTAGGATGTCAGCCGAACGTTACGTTGCTCTACGCTCATTCACCGTCGGCAACGTCACGTATAAGCCGGGAGTCGAAGTCTCAACAAAGGACTGGCCGTTCGGCCGAGCGCGTCTGCTCGAGGAGCAGCGATTCATCAAGCGTCTCGCGCCGAACGGTCGTGTCTATCGTACCCGTCGAACCGTCACTCTCGACGGGCACACGTACAAACCGTCGCAGATCATCCCTCACGGGAAGTTCTCTGACGAAAAGCTCATGCAGCTTGTCGACTATCGCTACCTCGAAATTGTGGATCCGTCTCCGGATGGTCGGGCGAGTCGCCCGAATGTGAAGGAGTAGTACATGTCTCAGCAAGGTTCTCGGGGAGTGTGGCAGGTCGGCGCCCTGCTGATGAACAATAGCGTGATGCTCATCAACGGGTCGGGTGCCCCATCGAGCAGCACG